ATTCTTTTTCAGTGCTCGATGCACATGACCATGAACATCTGTTTCTAAAGTATGATGTGCATTAGTATGGACTACTTGAATCAATCCTAAGGTTCCAACAAAAGTTAAGTTTAAAACTGTAACTGGATGAAATAGAACCTCAAACACTTTCTTCACTTAATGAACTTATCCATACGAAGTTTGATGTAATACATTCCTACGACCCAAAGGGAGAAGAGAAACCCCTCCCCGTAGCTCATAGAATTCCATGCTCCAACTGCTCCATCTAGCATCGCTAGAGTGTCAGGCATTGCCAAGAATTCAGCTCCCATATTACTCCTCAGCAAGACGTGCGAAGTAGGACAGGGCATCATCGTCATCTACAACTGCTTCCTGCTTGACAGGAGAACGATGGTGACCATCAACCAGTTGATTGTCAACGACTAAAGGAGGGGCGTTGAAACTACCACGACCTTCAGACTCATCCTCGAAGGACTCATCAACTGGACGGGGAGCAGGACGTGCGCTGATACCTAGCACAAGATTCAAACGACGCTCAAGATCTTCGTATGATTTGAACTGCTCTTTGGAAGTGAATGACTCTAGTGAGTATTCTTTTTTCCACGTTGCTTCAAGTTCATCATCGTCTGCAGACAAAGCACTAACACTATCAAACTCAGAGCTATCATAGTTCCAGTACCCTGCTACTTTTTTGATCTTCAATTTGAAGTTAGCACCTTCCCAAAGATCAAAGACATTTACTGGTGTCTCATCTTGGAACTCGGGTTGCATGGCAGCAAGGATCTTGTCATGGATCTTCTTGCCATACTTATACAAGAATGTCTTACCCTCGTTCTCAGGGTGCTTAGGATCCTTTACAACATAGATGTTACTGTAGTAAGAAAGCTTACGCTTCTGCTTACGTGCAGTCTCTTTGTCCTCATCAGCACCGCTGTTCCAGAGACGGCGGTTCACTTCACCAACGGGATCCTTTTCGTTGAGTGTAGTTAAGGAGTTTTCAATGTACCAACCACCAATACCTTGGAAGGCATGGGAGTACACCTTTGCCCATGGGATGGTTTCACCATCAGGGGCAGGAAGGAATCTGATAACGGCATATCCGTTACCAGCAGCGTCAACTTCTGGTTTCCAGAACCTATCATCAACGTTCTTACCGCTGGATGACTTCTCAAGTTCCTTCTGAAGGTAGGAGAAGTTGTTCTGAGATTTACGCTTTAAGTCTGCGAATGACATAGATTACCTCGGATTTAATCGGATTTGGTTTGTGTATTGGGTTGGAACCCAATGGTGCCCTCATCACTTGAACATAATAACAGGCAAGGGGACGGGCGTCAACCCCCTGCCTCTAATTGTTGCTTCATGCGTTGAACCTTTAACAATAGTTCATCAAACATGGATTCGATGGACGTGTCAGGTGTAGCTCCTAGCATGACAACCCCCTGCTTCATGGTCTCGATGACCGATTTAGCTTCGGGATCATCACTCAGTTTAGCACGAGCATAAAAGATCTTTTGTTTTTCAATGAGAGTTTCAAGTGCATCAAAATAATCCATCTTCCTTTCGTCTTCAAGAAGAACAAAATTCATAGCGGATCTAAAACAGAACTGCTGGAGCTCCAACATTTCTTGGATGTCACCTCTAACTATATCAGATTTAAAGAAGCTCATACTAACATTAACTTGGCACGACTTGTTTTTTTCATGAAGTTGAGTTGCTGTGCATCATGACGCAACTTTTCTTTTAATGGTTTACTAATTAGTTTACTTACACTATCTAATTCGATTTCATTTTCCTCACAGTAGTGAATAACAGAATCAATATAATTCATTGATGGATTGTGTAATGCAATCTTCTCCACTTCCTGCGAAAATCTCGCAGCGGTCATAAATTTATCCTCTAATAATTGTTTTTTGTCCATATCGTTCTTGGTATTCGTCGATGTAACCCATCAACTTGATGAAGTATTCTTTCTTAGGTGGAAGCACCTTCACTTGGGTCTCTCCGTTTTCACAAGCAACGATTGTGACGAGTTGTTTGACACTCAACCCGTAGTTTTCTTGAAGCATACATGCGTATGCAGTTTCTTGAACGAAATAGTCGTAGAGATATTCTTCACGCTTAGGTTGTTCTGCTGTCTTAAAGTCAATAATAGACAACACACCATCAAACTCAGCGATACAATCTACACGCCCTGCTAATTCTAAATGTTTAGAGTAGAGCGCAGCTTCCTGTAAGTAAATATTATTTATACGGTCCAAAGTAGGACGACTGTGGTGAAACATCAGCACAGGAAGGGGATGTGATTTGTATTTCTTTAAGTCTAAATCGTTGTTAAGATAATCTTCTGCAACTAAATGATACTTTGTGCCACGACCAGTAGCACGAGTGGACTTGGCATTTGCTGCCTTCTCACCAACACGAGCTCGCCACTTGGCAATACCCGCCATCTTTTTAGCATTGTTACCAATCACAGTGGTGACAGATGGAAATTTCATGCCTTCGGGTGTGAGATAAAGTCTTTTTCCTTCGACCATCTCAGCAGACATTTCAATAGGTTCAATGCCACCTACATGATTAAACAATTTCATAAACCTAGATTGATTTTGTTGATGAGATAAGATTTAACAAGACCAGAACGAACGATATCTTCTACACCGAATTCAACCAGTGAGAACTCTTCCATGTTCTGTAAGATACGTTGGAAGTCAATGATGCCTGTACGCTCACTGATCTTTTGCAAGTCAGTCTGTGCAGCATCACCACAGAAGATAATCTTACTGTCCTGTCCAACACGAGTGATGATTGAATCAAGTTCGTGGAAGTTCAAGTTCTGACACTCGTCAATGATAACGATTGCATTGTCTAGTGTAGTACCACGTATGAAACTAGTGGACCAGAACGAGATAGTTTCCTGTGCCTTGAGATTATCATAGAGCATTTCATATGATGCATCATCAGGCATCTCAAACATGGATTGAACCATGTTCTTGTAAGGAATTTGATAGAGAGAAGACTTATCTTCATGGTCGCCAGGTAAGAAACCAATCTCCCTAGTAGCTACTAGAGATCTAACAATGTATATTTTATCGTATGGTGTGTACTCATTCAGTACATCTTTAAGTGCTTTGTACAGTGCAATGAATGTCTTACCTGTACCTGCTACACCATATGCATATAACATCTGTCCTTTATCCCACTCATCAAAGAAAATCTTTTGATTATCAGTGATGGGTTCAACAGGAAGCATGTATGCTTCATCAATAGGTTTACGACGCTTGCGTTGCTTCGCAGTCATCCCTTGACCAGGTGATTTAGTTGTCTTCTTTCTAACAGGCATAATTAGTAGTTGTACTTATCGGTAATGGTTTTGTTACGAGGTGCTTTAGGAATCACTTTGTTTTTCATAATGTCTTTCCATCCAGGATGGGTCTTTGCCATCTTATCTCTCCATTCTCCCACTTCACCAGAGGCAGGGCAAGTAGAGGGATCACTCCAGTCTCTGTCCCATTCTGGATTGTCATCTTTCCACTGACTCCACTCGTGAACACTAAGTCTTACTTCTTTTTGTTCACCAGTCTCTTTATTAATAACTGGATACGTCGCCATCGTCACCCTCCTTTTTTTTATAAAATCCAAATGGACCTGCTCCCTTCTCTTCTAGTGCTAACTTCAGTGCAACACCACCGATAGCTTCCATACATTTAAGAATGTCTTCTGTCTTAGCACCTTCACCAAGTTCTTTGGAAACGTACCAATACTTTGGCCAGAATGTTTGACCTGCCAATTCATAATCTTCCAACGTTAATAGTTTCATAACCAGTCAAGTGCCTCCGCACAAATAGGAAATTGTTCAGCGAACACACGCTTAGCATCTAGTGCGATTTCCATGTGTTCTTTCTGCGTTCCATGAGCAGAACGCAATTCGATGTAATGGATCCATGACCGAACTGAGCCTGTCATGTAGATTTTTGTAGGAACTGCTAAAGGAAGCACAAATCTAGCACATTCCTTTGCCACACCGTGATCAAGCATAGTCTGGTATAGATCCATAGCAGAAACAAAGTGTCTTTGAATAGCAATCTCAAACTCTTGCTTATGAAAAGCATCTAAATCATCAGTAGAATTCTGACGATTCTTTGTGTCCTGACGACGTAGATTAGGTAGAGGGATTATATCTGCCAGCATAGAACTATCAGCATACCGTTGAGAAAACTCTTGGAATGTAAAAGATCTATGTCGTAGCACTTGAGCTGCGATTCCTCTAGAGGTCTCGATCTCAAGCGTCATGTGTGCCTGCTCAAAGACACTCCAGTGGTTGTGCTTGATACAGTACTTTAATAGACCAGCAACCTTAGGGTTATCCTGATTGTTGGGGTTCGATACTCTCGCCACGTACCCCATCATCTTCTCTGCGTCTGGTGTCACTGTTACGAGTTTCACTGAGTTCATTACTAAATCCCTTCTCCTGTTTTCTTTGTTGTTGTTTTAATTTTAGTTGTATCTTAGCACGTACAAGTGCTAATGTCATGTATTGCAATTCCTCATCTGTATACAGATCAGGTTTCTTCTTTGCTTCCTTAATAGCTTTCTTTGCTAATCTTATTTGGTCTTTTATTCGGGTCATAATACGCTTGGTAGTAAGCAACAATTCCAGATGTGCTTGCGTTACCTTGTGATACCCAATCGTGAATGCATTCGTAAATGCTCTGGGATGAATACCTTGGTGATCCGTCTGAGCATATCTCAGGTCCAAATTTCTTGAGTAGGATGTTAAGTCCTTGTGTTCTCACGTCCATTCGTTCATCACTGTAACGCCAATCAATCTGCATATCCGTCATCGTCGTTCTCTGAAGTTAATACTCTGGCTTTTGTTTTGTTTACATGTTCGTCCCAAGGATGAACGTATTTGTATGCATCTACATTAGAATACACTTCACTCTCCAATGCATTGACCAGAGATTTAAGGTTTTTGACAATGAGTTTTAGTCGTTCTCTATCCATATTTATGTTACAGATGATATCATCATAGCATAAAAAAAGAGGGGTTGCAACCCCTCTCTAGATATTTACG